GTGTTAGTCGGGAATGTAAAGAGTCCTCTCGCATAAGCACCTATTTCATTGCTTGGTTGCGAGGCGAAGCCTACACATAACGCTACACCACTTGATGTTGTTGCAGTCACACCCTCTTTAGACCTGCCGTTGGTTGTTGAACCAGCAGTTGTAGAAAGAGTGTATTTAGAGCCGATAAAACTTACTGCTGGTGTTCCAGCTGTAAATTGAGCTTCGTAAACGATCGCGGGATCATTGTAAACGAGAGCTTCTGCATCGTCTCCGCCAAGGGTAGCTGTGCTGCCAGTCCAAACTTTCGAAAAAGTTGGAGTGCCATCAGTAGCTGTATAGTATACCCCGTAAAATACGCCTATAGGTGTGCTTGTCGCTGTGCCTTGAATGACATAACCACTAGATAAAGTTACAACATCACCTGAAAAGATTGATGCTGATGCTTCACTCGCGATTCTCATTTTAGCAGGACGAATAACACCACCGTACATATGGTATGCGGGAGTAAAACCATCTGGTTTATTTGTATTAGCCATGATTATCTCCTTTGTCTATATACATTGTTATTATTAATTTCCTTTATTGGTGTTTTTACTACCAAAAGCAACTTTAGAAGTCCTTTGGATGTCTCCATCTTTAATAGGCATTCTAGCGTCACTTTCTCGCATATAGTTCTGGTCTACGCCGTCCATAGCAGATTTTGCTTGGTTTTGAAAATACGCTGTACGTTCTTCTGCGGTTTCAACTGGTACTTTAGCAAGAATTAAACCTCCAACCCCGATTATTCCAGTGTTGCTTCCGCTATCTACAGTAGGGGCTTCAAAATCAGGATAGTCTTCTGCTCTCACAGGTTCATATCCTTCTCTAATACGTTTAGACATATTAGATTTATCATCTTGTCCTCTAGTAGCTTCACGAATCCACCTGAATTGATATCCAGGAGGGGCTTCTGGTGCGTCTAACATTGACGGGGGTTTCCAAGGCGTTCTGCGAGTTTGAGAGGCTCGTGTCTCTGCAGACCGTGAGTTACGGTCAGTTCTGACTTCTGTTGTTTTATTATCTTCAGTCATTTTTATACTCCTTCGATATGCTTAGCATATTCTTCTAGCGGCACATTCAGTCTTTTCGCTATTGCAACTTGACTGGGTGATAACCTTATTTTGCGTGATGATTTTTTACCACTAGCACCTCGGCTAGAGGCGGCAACCTGTTGCACGGGGGCAGATTGCTCATTAGAAAATTTGTGTGGAAAGTTTTCAGCCATACGTTTATCAACTTCAACATAATAACTGTCTGAGGTAGGGTCAATCCCTCCTTCAACTAGTTCTTTATGTATTCCGAAAGCTGCAAATGTCATTGCTTGGTCGTCTCCAAACCACGTGTTGTTTTTAGCCCATTCTTGAGCCTTAGGGTCAGGTCCTACAGCTTCAGGCTGTAGCGAAGGCTGATAAGGTTCTACAGCTACTTCTTGAGGTTGGTTCTTTTCTCTTATTTGTTGCTGAGCTGATAATCTTCTAAGATTTTCTGCTTCTGCACTAACTCTTGAGAGTTTTTCAGTTGCGTTAGCTACTGCTTCACCATCTCCTGCGTCCTGAGCCTCTCTTAAAGAAATTTTGGCTCTTTCAATTTCAGATTGTACTCTATTATCGTACTCTTTGAAAAGGGAAGAATCAGAGTTCTTTAATTTTTCCTTTAATGTTGTGGCTGTTTGATTAACGCTTTGAGCATAAGTAACAGCTTCATCTCGCTGTCTTTCTGCTTCACGCATTTTATAAGTTAGCTTATCAATACGTTTTTGTACCGAGTCACTAATCTGGTCTAGCTCGTCTTTAGGTTGAGCTTTTTCTACGGGTGCTTCTTCAACTATTATTTCATCTTTAATTGAATTATCAACATCCGCTTCTCTTATGTCGACTTCCCCTTCGGGAAGTTCTAGTTCTATTTTTTCTGCTTCATTATTTTGCATGAGTCCTCCTCAAGATTGTTATGATAAAATTGCTTCGGGGTCATCAATAGTAGCTAAGATTTCATCGTCATTTAGAAGACGCATATCGCCTCCTTCTATTTGAAAACGAGCACCTGCATATCTACCGAAGATTACCCAATCACCTTCTTTNCACCAAGCCCCATCTGGGAATTTGTGCGGGTCACTATAAGCATCAGCACCCATAGCAACAACATAGCCGACAACAGTTGCAAGTCTTTCCTTGTCTACCGTTGCTTTAGCTAAATGTATACCGCCTTTAGTTACTGTTGATTGTGTGAAAGGTAATATTAAAATACGATACCCCGTTGGACGTGGTAGCGATTCCGCATGAGCTTCTAAGTTTTCAGGAGTGATAACGTCATCTGGTGCATCTGCAACAGGGGCTTTATCACTTCCAAATTCCCTTAATACTCTATCTGGAACGTTTTTTGTTTCGACTTTACTAGTCATGTGCATCCTCCATATTAGAATGTAAAGTTTGAATTTCCTGTTCACAAAAACTCAAACCTGCTATTTCGCCAACTATCCTTTGGTATTGTTCAAAATTCTCAACACTTCCAGAAGCTAACGTTTGCGTAAGAGCTTCTTTTCTCTCACGATATTTACGGAGCAAATGCTCCGTAGCTAAGATATAGTCCACTTATTTAATTGACCTATACCAAAGAAGTCCTTTAGTTTGCCCGTAAGCTGCTTTAACTTTAGCCTCTTCTGGCTTGTCTAAGCAAGAACCTGCTTCAACAGATTTAATTTTAGTAGTGTCTACTATTTTAGGCTCACTAGGAGCCGCTCTGTTGACCTTCTTAGAAGGGGACGGGTAATCTTTGTTTCTATGCATATTATTCTCCGTTTTTATTGCCTACTATCTCTAACTGTTTTTACCAGTTCGTTATAGCTCTTATCAGCGTCAGCTTTTGCTTTCAGCTCTAATTCTTGTAATTCTATAGCAGACTTGGTATCTTGTACTCTTAAATCAGCTTCTATTTTTTCACGTTTAATTTGGGCGTCTAGTTCTGCTTTCATTCCAGCAAGTTGTGCATCTCTTGCATCATCTTCTGCTTTTTGCATTAACTGTTCTTTTTCTAATTGTAATTGCTGCTGGAACATTTCCATTTGAGGGTTTTGTTGTGCTGCTGCTTGTGCTTGTGCCATTGCTTGTGCCTGACCTGTGACTTGTTGTGTTGCTTGTGCTGCCATCATAGCAATCTGGTTCATGACTTCTGGAGGCATTTGTCCATCTTCCATAGAAGGAAGCGGTTGACCCATGGCTTGTTCTATTTGTTGTCTGTACAGCATTGACTGGTGTTCTTGTATGTTTGCACTTATTGATTGCATTGCTACAGGATTTTGTTGCACCATGGGGTTTTGCATAAAAGCACTATGAGCTCCAATATACGCTTCGTGGTTTTGGAAAGGGTAAGCTTTTATAGGATTACCCGTCATAGCTGCTTGTTGTTCACTTACAGGGTCTCTTGGCGGAACTTCTTCTTCGGGAGGTAATAAAGCATCAATATCTTTAATATTCAACGCAATATACATTTTCCTGTAAGATTCCCTTAAATCATGTAATTCAGGAGCTGCTTGTGCCATTTGTAGTTGGGTTTGAGCCAAAGTTATTCTTTGTGTCATACTGAAAATGTTTGGGTCGCTTACAGGTATAACATCTACAGAACCATCAAAATCTTGTTTAAATACACTTTCGGATGCGCCTTGTACTTGATAAGGGTATTCTGGTGGTAAAAACTCTCCAAAAACTCTTTTTAGAATTTTAAATTCACATCTTTGTGCATAATGTAATCTTTTATGGATTGCGGACATAACTCTTTGTCCTTTTTCCATCAAAGCGACTGTTGTTCCTACAGGAGCTTCAGAGTTACCATCTCCTGTTGGATTTTCTACAGTAGCCGCAAATCTTTTACCTGAGTCCACTAAAGCTCCTAATAAGGTAGCTAAAGTGCCGCTTGGTTCTTTATACGGTAAAGGAAGGAAGGCGTCTTGTAATCTTCCTCCTGGAGCGTCAACATCTCTCCATTCTCCTGGCTGTAACGGGTCATCGTGCCTTTGAATATTTAATCCACGTGATTTAAACCCTGCGGGAAGGTTAGAAAGCGTACCTGCGTCTATTAATTGTCGTAAAATTGCAGTAACTGACTTAGTTAAGCCGCCCATCATGTGAATTAACCCAAATCCGTAAAATCCAAGCCCTGGAAGGAACTTATAGTGAGTAAAATACTCAATTTTCTTCCTCATTGGGTCTTTTTCGTTATAATTTGGTCTAATTGATAAGATTTTGTTGTTATCTTTACAAATAGTTACAATATAAGGTAATGCTAGTCCTGTTTCTTCGTCATTTTCGTCAACATCCTCATAACCTTCTAAATCTAGGTCAACGTGCATTTCTAAAAGAGTGTATTCTTCATCACTAACGGTTCTACTCAACCCTTGTAGCTCATCTATTTTGTCATCTACCTCTGTATTATCTACAGTGTCTCCTGGAGAAGACATTTCCATGTCTCTATAGAATCCTTGTAGCTGTAATTTACGTAATTCGTTTTCATTCATGTGAATTACGTGTGTAATTCTAGGAGAAGTTAACAAATCTACAGCGTAATAAGGTACAACTAAATCTTCTGACTTAACAAAACGGGCTACTGCACGTCCTACTGAAGGGTCGTAGTAAACTTTTTTAAATGCTGAACCTGATAAAGGTAAATAAAACAATAATTGGTCCATTTCTGGGTCATATTCTTCCATTTTGTAAGTTATTTGATAATTCATGAAATTTTTAACACGATTTGCTTTTTCTATTTTAGCATTATCGGTCATTCCTAAAACTTCGGTGTCTACAGGTCCTCCTGCAGGTAGCATTTCTTTATATGCTTGTGCTTGGAATTGGGTTACGGCTTCTGCAAGTATTGGATGATGAACTCCAGAAGCCCCAACAAAAGGTTGCGACCTAGATGTAGAATTTATTCCTAATAAATCTAAACCTTCGGTATATGTTTGAAACCAATCTTGTCTTGAATCTAAATCATCTTCATAAGAACTAACTAATTCAGTAGCTATTGTATTTAATTCACGGTCGTCTAATGCTTCTGCTAAATTTTCACCAAACTTAGAAACTTTTTCTTCGGGCATATCGCTGCCTCGAATAATGGAGCCATCGGCTTGTACAAAAAGTTCTGTTTCTTCTTCAGGCTGTCCCATAATTTCAAGTTCAATTTCTTCTTGATTATTAGGAACTGCAGAAAGTGCTTGTTTTTCAATAGCCATGTTGATAAATCATAGTATGATTTTGATTAATAATAAACCCTTTCCCCATTATAATACGTTTCCTCTTCAAAATAGTCGCTTGTTAATTGTAAAAATCCACCTTCCCTAAACCTTGCTAATGCTAAAGTTGTAGCGTCGACAAGGTCATCGTTTTCCCCACCAGGAAAATCAGAAACTTCTTCCATAAGTTCTTCACCGAATCTATTATCAGGAACCCAAACACGTCCGTCTTGGAAAATTGGAGATACTGAGTTTAGTCTTGCGATTTTATCTTGACCTTTTCCAGGACTAAAAGTGTTTACAGGAATACCTACTCTGCGTAATTCCTGTACTAACGGAATACCACTAGCTTTGGCTTCAATAATTACTGTATCAGGTGCCCAGTATTCATACAAACGTAGTGCTTCTGCTTTTAATTCAGGAAAATCAAAACGTTCTTTTATACAATCTATTAAAATTAAATGGGCTTCATTCCCTTGATATGTTTCTTCACCTATTTTACCTTCAGGGTACCAAACACCCCATGTGGTTATAGCGGTAAAGTCAGCTCTTTCTGATTTTAAAAACGCTGTATCATAGCTTTGAATAATATAATCACATTTAGGAGGTTGGTTTTCATCCCAAACGTTAAACCAGTCTTTAGGTATAATGGAAATACCTTCTCCTGTAGGTCTTTGCATATACTGAGCAGCCCACTTAGACGGACTAACAGAAGCTTTTATGCTTTCAAGCTCTTTTAGTTCCCAAAATTCTTTCCAAAGAGGTTTACCACTAGGTAATATAGCAGGAAACTCTATTATTTCCCATTGGTCAGAGCCTTCGTCTTGTGCCATTTTTCTAGTTAACCTACCTGTTAAATCTTTTTTATTCCAACGGGTCATAACTATAACGATTGCACCACCAGGCTGTAACCTTTGACGAGGACCTGCCATAAACCATTCATAAGCTTCTTCCATCGCTTTATCCGACATAGCGTCTTGTTCAGAATGTGGGTCGTCAATAATAAACAAATCAGCACCCCTTCCCGCTAATGCACCACCAATACCTGCGGCGTAATACTCACCACCTTTATTTGTAAGCCATTTACCAGCAGAACGGCTGTCCGCTTTTAGTTCTGTGTCTGGGAATAGTTCTTTATATTCTTCGCCGTCAATTAAATCCCTAACTTTTCTACCAAAATTAACTGCAAGGTCAGCGGTGTGGGTTGCTTCTATAATTTTTAGTTTAGGGTTTTTACCTAATAAGTAGGCAGGAAACAAATGTGATGCAAACTCAGATTTAGTATGTCTAGGCGGCATATTGATAATTAAACGTTTTAATTTACCACTAGCAATATCATCAAAAGCTTTTGCCATTTTTACGTGATGGTCGCCGTTAATAAAGTCAGACCATATAGATTTTACAAAATCCATAAAAGTGCTTGTAGCTTTTTCTTGGAATTCTCTTTTACTTAGTTCTTCTAATAAAACAGTAAACTCTTTAGCTTCAGCTTTATTTAAATGCGTTAAATCTATGTTTTTTAAAGCTTTTAGCTTGTCTGCTTTAGATGTCATTTAACAATGTTCTTATATAGTCGCCCAGTTCTTCGTAAGGTACCTCGTCAACTATTTTTAAATTACGTGGGTCTAATGATACTAGTGTACTTCTTTCAGGTCCTTTTCTTCTAGGTGGAAAACGTAAAGCATCGTAACCTTCTTTAGTAAAAATATCCGCGAATTCTTTATCTATTATTGAGGGGGCTCTGCCGCCCAACATTCGATTTCCCTGTAGTACAGAGTCTATATCGAAATCTAATTTTTTAGGTCCGCCTCTACTAGGACGTGCTCTGTACATTTGCATATCTTTTAAAATACTAAGCATATCATCTGGGATATCCCCCATGTCTAATGGTTTTTTAAAATTAGGCTCTAATACGTAACCAGACCCTGTTCCTCCTTTACTAACGTAGCCTTTAGCAAATTGTTTAAATCTAGGGTCTGCAGGGTCTACTACTGAGTAAATACCTCCTGTAGAATTTTTTGTGATTATTTCTTTTCCTGCGTCATCGAATAATCGTTTAGGTATTTCTAAACTTTTAATTCCTCGTTCACTACTGCCGTGAAATAAACGGTTTAACTCGGGATATTGTCCTGAAAATGCGTCTTGTATTAATGTCGGGTCTTGTTGTGTGCTATAACGTAAATCAGGACCTGTTGATAATTTTAACTCTTTTAATTTATTAGGGTTATCAAGGTATTTACCATAACCCGTAACATTTCGAGAAGTGGTTGTCATGTTTTTATTTGTTAATTCTAACAAGTCTGGGTTGTTTGGTGTTCTTTTATAGTCTCCGCGTAAAATAGCTTTATCAAAATCTAAAATTTCATCATCGATACTTCTTCGGTCGTATAAAACAGGAGGTATTTCTGTTGGACCTCCTCTTGATTTTATATAATCGTTTTGCATATCCCGCAGCATATCTTTAGGAACAGGTTCGTTTCTTCCTTTTTTCTTTGTAGCATCTGCTATTTCTTTTGTCGGCTGTTTTTTACCAAACTTGGTAGGGTCTTTTACAAACCCTTCGTATTGTTCTTTTAGTTTTAATTCGTCTGCTTCTGTTTTATTGATTTTATCTAGTTCTTTTTTAAGAGAAGCTCGAACAGTTTCGTTACCTTTTAATATAGGGTCTTCGTCAAAAGTTTTAAGAGTTTGTTGTATTTCTTTTCGCCTAGCTATTAAAAAAGGACTTAAAGCTAGTTTTGCACCCCCTGCTCCCAGATAGTCTAAATAAGATAACGCTTCACCAAATTTATCTCCTCTACGTTTAGCTAGTTCGGTAGATAATCCTGGAATAAAATCAGCTACACCTGATACAAGGTTTTGAATAGGGTCTTCAGTATTTAAGGGCTGGTTTATATAATTATAAATCCTGTCCATAAAAGATTGGTCAAATGAATTTATAGGTTCTATTGTGCCTGTAGGTTCAGCCATAAGCTAAGTATATGCGAACTGCTATCTATTTACAAAGCAAACGCTGAAAAATAAAGTAAAGGAGAAAAAGCTAAGAGTGGAGTTCTTGGTCCGCGGATGGTTTTTCGTTGGCAGCTTTCTTTTTACTTTTAAATATTCTATCGAAGTTTTCGTTGAACTTATCGCGGTCCACGGGTCGTGGTCTACTGCCTTTGCCGCCATGCCATTGTCTATTCTTTCTCATCATATTCCCTGTAATAGTCAACTATTGATAATATATCTTTAGTATACCGTTTTATTTCAGCCATGTTCATGGATAAGTTTTCGTACTGAGGTGTCGTTAACGCATAATACGCAACCGCAGGAGCTTTACCTTCTTGTACTAACTTTAGATATTCTTCCATGATTTCTGGGGTTAGGACTTTCCATTCAACACCAACGGCTTGAATCTCCATGGGCAGTGGTGGGTGGTACATTGGTGCGGGTAACGCAACAGTATTTACTTCTACAGGTTTAGTTGGTAATAATGAACAACCACTGATCGTGATTAACAAAAAGGTACTAGTTAGTAGCTGTTTCATCTTCTTTTACTGTAGTTAGTTCTACTAAATCAGCCATGACTTGTTTACTGCCTTTATTAACAATCTTTTCTATTAATCCTGGTTTATTTAACGCAAGGTTATCTAAATCATGTTTAGCAAATGTTTGTCTTAGCTTATTGACTTCACGGAGAGCGTCTTGTTTTTGAGCTTCAAGAAGACCGAGGTCCGCGGACAGCTGTTCTTGTTTAGCTAGGTACTGTTTTATTGAATCATTTTGCTCGGTTATTTTACTTTCGAGAACTATTTGGTTAGCTTTGGATTGTGATAATTGGTTAAATAGATATTTCGAACCTGCCAAAGATGCCGCCAATAGGACTCCGAGGACCAAACTTATTTTAAAACCCATCGTAAAAGTATATTCGAAAAAAAATTTTTCGCAAAATATTTTTTATTTGAAAAATACACGCAATCAAGGATGCAACACTAGGGGAGGGCGGGTGGGTCCCGCGAGTAGGCGAAAAAAGGGGGTATAGGGGGTTTATATAAGCGATTTATATATAGGGTAGGTATACGATAGGCGTAAAAAACCCCGCGTATAGCGGGGCTACGAGTTAGCGGTAGGCTATTAACTTACAGTTATAAAGCCTTTAGTAACTAACATATTTTTATAGAACGACCAGATTTTAGTAGGCGTTTGTACGGTAGTTAAACCTACTTCGTCTAACTTACTATTTAAACCCGCTTCGTCCGTACCTACTAACTGCTCTACGGTTAGCGTATAGTTAGGGGCTTTAGTTAAAGCTTCTAGTATTTTCCCTGCTTGGGCTGGTACTTTACCTTTATTAGTTATTAAAGTAATAACGGCGTCCTTACTATAACTGCGTCCGCTAGGGGCTTTATAGTTAGTATCTATTAGGTTAGTTTTATTTACGTTTTTCATTATTAAGTTTCCTTATATGCGGTTATATAGTTTAGTTATATTACCTAGTACCGCGTTAACTAAGTAATAACCTATTCTACTACGAACCGCTTTACTTGTAAATACCCCTTTACTATTTATTTTAAGTTTATTTTTCGCTCGTCTCTTCTTCTATTTTATTATTATTGGCGGATTCGTCTCTTCTTCTATTCTTCTATTCATTGGGGGCGGGTGGGTGGGCACAAGCGAAGGGG